TTCAAAGACCTCTATCTAGGTGGTGGAATATACGTTGGTGGCACTGGGTCGGCAAATTATTTAGATGACTACGAAGAGGGAACGTGGACACCAGCTTTTGTTGGTGCAACTAATAGTCCTGGTCTTCACAATAATGTAGGTAGATATACGAGAATAGGAAGATTAGTTGTAGTGCAATTTTTTCAGCAAACATCTGGAAGTCCAGCTCCTACATTCAGTAATAATAGTGCTGCTTTTCAAATTAGTGGAGTTCCTTTTTCAGTTCAGGGTCATGGCTACACAGGAAGTCAAGGTAGTATGAATGCTCAAGCATTTCATTATAATGGAAGTAATAATACACAAAGCACTCAAGCAGATTTTGTTTCACCCAACATAACTGGTAGTGACCTATTAGAGTTTCAAGTTACAGATAGTGGTTCAACAAGGGGTGTCGTTAATAATACTGGTGCTAAAGCATCACCTTATGTAATTGAGGTAACAATATCTTATTTCACAGATGCGTAAAAGGAGAGGATAAAATGGCAATAACAAAAGAAGTAGTACAAGATAAAATTGAGATAGTAGGTGAGTTTAAAAAAATTCATGTGCGAACAGCAACTGTAATAAAAGAAGATGGTGTAGAGTTATCACGTTCTTTTCATCGTCATGTTGTAAATCCAAATAGCGATAGTTCAAATGAAAGCGCTGATGTAAAAGCATTAGTAACACAGTTTCATACAGACGAAGTTAAAAAAGCATTTACTGATTACTTAGCAAAACAAAATTTATAAAGTTACTAAATGCTCGACCCATTAACAATTAGTGCCGCCGTTGCAACAGCTAACACGGCATTTAATGGGTTGAAGCGTGCTTTTCAGGTTGGCAAAGATATTCAGAGTATGGGGAATGACTTATCCAAATGGATGAGTGCCGCATCAGATATCGAAAACGCACAGAAAAGAGCTAAGAATCCTTCTTTCATTACTAAACTTACACGCAGAGGTAGTATTGAACAAGAAGCTGTTGAAGCACTGACTGCTAAGAAACGACTCGAAGAACAGCGATACGAACTCCAACAGTTTATTAAGTTTAGGCATGGTGTTAATGCATGGAATGAACTTCTTAAAATGGAAGCAGACATACGCAAACGTAGGCAGAAAGAGATATATGATAAACAAGTATTGCGACAAAAGATAATTACAGTTATCGTTTTAATACTT